CTACATTCAATCAACGCCAAGAAGCAAAGAAGAAGATGATCCAACTGGAAAAGCAGTATGAGTCAAACAAGGATGCTTCTTTATTGCCTCGGATTTCAGCGCTAAAGATTCGCCAATCAGTAAAAAAAATTTTGGCTAACAGTTTGTATGGTTGCCTTGGAAATCCTGCTTTTACATATTCATCTCCTGAACTGGCAACAGCCGTTACTGTCACTGGACAGGTTATTATTCGCCAAGCAGAAATAGAAATGAATGGCTTTTTGAACTCATTGGTTAATAGCAGCAACGACAAAGACTACGTCATTGCTGTCGATACAGACTCAGTATATCTAAACCTTGAAGACCTAGTAGCCAAGGAGAATCCAGTTGACCAGACTGATTTTGTAAACAATGTCTGCGAAACTCAGATTCAGGCTAAACTGAACTCAGTCATGGAAAACCTTTCACAAACCCTGAAGTGCAAAGAGAACAAGATCTTCTTCAAGCGAGAAGCAATCGCTGCCGTTGGGATGTTTGTCGCAAAGAAGCGATATGCTCTTCTTGTAAATGATCTAGAAGGAGTTCGGTTTGCCGAACCAAAACTAAAGATCATGGGTATGGAGACTGTCCGAAGCAGTACTCCGCTGATTGTCCGAAATAAACTGAAGGACTGTATTAAGATCATTCTCACCAAGACTCCTGATGAACTTAAAAAGTATGTCCAAGATTTCAAGAAGGACTTCATGAAGCTTCCTTTGGTTGAAATTGCATCGCCACGTAAAGTCTCTGGTATGGATAAGTACAAAGATAACTTTACAATTTACAAGCAAAGCACTCCGATTGCTACTAAAGCATCTTTGCTTTACAATGCACATCTTAAGAAGTTGGGTCTTGATAAATCACATGCCCCGATCAAGGAAGATGATAAAATTAAGTTTGTGTTTATCAAGATTCCAAATCCGTATGGCAAGGGTGGGCGAGATGCGGTTATAGCCTTTGTCTCTGACCCCCCACCCGAGTTTGAACTAGATAAGTATGTGGATCGCGAAAGGCAGTTTGAGAAGACCATGCAGGAACCATTGGACAATATGCTTACGGCAATTAATTGGTCAATTAGTGATCATCCAACCCTTGAATCTTTTTTTGGATGAGATATAATATACATTATGTCAAGTGACAATTACACAGAAGAAATTTCATATGTTTTGGAAGATCCTGTCATATCAACAAAAAGCATCGACGATATAATGGCATACTGTTATCCAAACGCGTTTACATCACAAAAAAAGCTGTCCAATAAACAGATTTACAAAATGGATTTTGATTACAACGAAGAACTAGATGGACCAATCGTTTCCACTCATGATTTTCTTGATTGGAAAAAAAAGGCCGAGGGTTATCGAAAAGAATGTGACAATTTAAAATCATTGATTAGTAAAATTAATGAAGAAAATCAAAGTCTCAAGGAACAAATTCAAGAACTAAAAGAAGAGTTGCGCGATTTGAACGCACTCTTAGATTAAAAACTATGTCAAAATATCTACAAACTTTAATTAACAAACTAAACAATCCAGACGCTGCAATCGTGGCAAATGGACTAGAAGGCTCAGATGTAACCGGGTTCATTGATACCGGTTCCTATGTGCTTAATGCTTTGCTTTCGGGCTCCATTTATGGAGGCTTGCCAAGTAACAAGATTACTTGTTTGGCTGGAGACCCAGCAACGGGCAAAACTTTTTATGCTATTGGTATTGCAACACAGTTTTTGCAAAGCCATAAAGAAGGAGTCGTAGTTTACTTCGACACCGAACAAGCCGTAACCACTGAGATGTTTGAGAAGCGTGGTGTAGACACTAGCCGCATTGCAGTGGTTCCAGTGGCTACTATTGAAGACTTCAAGACTCAAGCTTTAAAATTGGTAAACGATATTCTGGAAACACCAGAGGAAGATCGTAAACCTATTTTCATGATTCTTGATTCATTGGGGATGTTGTCTACCGAAAAAGAAATGAATGATTCGGCTGAAGGTAAGAATGTACGCGACATGACCAAAGCACAACAGACAAAAGCAACGTTTCGCGTGTTGACTTTAAAGTTGGGCAAGGCAAAAATTCCAATGTTGCTGACCAACCATACGTATCAGGTAATCGGTGCTTATGTTCCCACCAAGGAATTGGGTGGTGGCATTGGTCTTAAGTATGCAGCCAGCACTATTCTGACTCTTTCCAAAAGCAAGGATAAGACTGAAGATGGCGTTGTTGGTAACTTTATCAAGTGCACTAACTACAAGAACCGATTTGTTAAGGAAAATACTCAGGTAGAAACCCGCCTAAACTATACTACTGGGCTTAGTCGATATTACGGACTGACTGACCTTGCTATAAAATATAATATATTCAAGAAGGTCTCAACCCGTATTGAACTGCCGGATGGGACTAAGGTATTTGAGAAAAATATCGATGAAGATCCCGAAAAGTATTTTACCAAAAACATTCTTGATCAGATTGACGCGAATGTTCAAAAGGATTTTAAATATGGCTCCAACGACTGAGAGTACCAGCTATAAGTTTATTGACACTGATCCAAAGTATGCTGATTTGGATACAATGCCAATTAAAATTGTCACAGGTGAGTATGCAAATGTAGAATTTCGTTTCAAAAGAATTAGCATTTCTCCTACTGACGATAATCTTAACGTAACATTTGATGTTGAAGTTCTTCAAGCCCCGAAAAATGTAAATGTGGATTTAAATCACCAACCATTCATTGACTTCTTGGGCGAAATCCTGTATGATATAATGGTAAACAGAGAAGACATCGAAACACAGGTCGATAAGCGGGATGAGCCCGTTGATCTAGAAGCCGATGTCCACGAAGATCCACATGGAAAAGATCATCCTTAAGAATCTGGTTAAGCGAGACGATTATGCAAGCAAAGTACTCCCCTTCCTCAAGGAGGAGTACTTTTCTTCTAAGGTAGAGCGCATCGTATTTAATACGGTGTCGCAATTCATCAGCAAGTACAATGCACTTCCAACTAAGGATGCACTTGATCTTATTCTGGAAAACCAGAAGGGTCTGAGCGAGGAAGAGTATCGTGGTTCAGCCAAGTTGATTTCCGAAGTCTACAGCAATAATGATGGCGAAGATATCAATTGGCTGTACGATAGCACTGAAAAGTTTTGCAAAGATAAGGCATTGCACTTGGCTATCCTTAGTTCCATCAATATTTTGGATGGCAAGGAGCAGAATCTTTCAGAGACTGCAATCCCCGATATTCTTAGCAACGCCTTGGCTGTGAGTTTTGATACTCGCGTAGGTCACGACTTCATGGAAGATGCTCATTCTCGCCATGATTTCTATAATAAGACTGAACGTCGCGTTCCATTTGATCTTGATTATTTCAATATGGTGACTGGCGGCGGTACTCCTACCAAAACCCTCAACATCATTATGGCCGGCACTGGTTGCGGTAAGAGTCTTTTCTTGTGCCACCATGCAGCGGCATGCTTGATGAATAACCTCAATGTGCTTTACATCACTATGGAGATGGCAGAAGAGCGCATTGCTGAGCGCATTGATGCTAATCTTCTGGACATGCCTGTCCAAGATCTTCGCAGCATGTCCAAGGGGACGTATCATAAAAAGATCGATGAACTGAAGCATCGATGCCAAGGAAGACTCATCATCAAGGAATATCCGACTGGCGAGGCTAACGCTAATCATTTTCGTATTCTCTTGCAGGAGTTGGCAACAAAGAAGAAGTTCAAGCCTGATATCATCTTCATTGACTACCTGAATATCTGTTCTTCGGCCCGAATTAAGAATACCGGAAACACGAATAGTTACCATTACATCAAGTCTATTGCCGAAGAGCTTCGTGCATTGGCTGTTCAGTTTGATGTCCCGGTGTTCAGTGCAACTCAGGTCAACCGTAGCGGATTTGCAAGCACCGATATTGGTCTTGAAGATACTTCGGAATCTTTTGGTCTTCCTGCTACTGCAGATTTCTTTGCTGCTCTTATTCGTACTGATGAGTTGGATGATGCAAATCAACTTATGGTCAAGCAGTTGAAGAATCGATACAACAGCACGGCAAGCAACCGTAAGTTTGTAATTGGAGTGTCGTTTGCCAAGATGAAGTTGCACGACGTAGAACAAGACGACCAGCCAGTTATGGTCAGTTCCAATCAGACGGATACGAAAAAGAAGAAGAGTGACGAGGATGATTACTACCGCGCAGTCTCCAAGACGGCGCGTAAGGTTGGTCTTGATTGGCAAGTCTAATGTACAACATAGTTGACAAAAAATTCATTAATATGATTTCTGGGTCACTTGAAAAGTTTAAGTGGCGTAGAGACAATATTGCTACGTGCAGATGTTTCATGTGCGGGGATTCTAAGAAGAATAAAAGCAAAACCCGTGGTTATTTCTACATGAACAAAGGACAGTACTTTTACAAGTGCCACAATTGTGGATTTGCTTGTACGGTAAAAACTGTCTTGGATAATGTAGCACCTGAGTTAGCGTTGGAATATACGTTGGAGACTTACAAAGGGTTTACCTTTGGAGCCAAAGAAGCCTACATAGCAAGCAAACCGGAAGTAATAGTGCCTGATTATATCGGTACTTGTATAACGGATTTGCCACTTGCACACAATGCAAGAAGCTATGTTTCCAAAAGACAAATTCCTGTTGATAAACAGTCATTGCTATATTACTGCTCTGATTTTTCAAAGATTGCAAGCCGTTTCTTAAAAGAAGCAACTGTCGAATCTCGGCTTGTAATTCCATTTTTTGACGAAAATAAAACTATTATTGGAGTGCAGGGTCGGGCATTGTCGCCTACCGCTAAGGTGCGATACATCACCTATAAAAGTCCTCACATTGAGCGACTGTGGTATGGACTAGATCGTGTTAACACTCTTAATGATGTGTATGTCGTGGAAGGACCACTGGATTCACTTTTCCTTCCCAATGCAATTGCAATGGTTGGTTCAAGTTATCCTGAGTTGTTGCCCAACAAACTTCAAAATGCAAAATTAATTTTTGCCTTTGACAATGAACCACGGAACGCAGAATTACACCACATGATGGAAAAAGCCATTGAACATGGTCACCGTATTGTGATATGGCCAAACATCCCAGAAAAAGACATCAATGAGATGGTGATAAACCATGGGTACGGAAAGACTAAAGAGATGCTAGATAGTAATACGTACTCAGGTAATATTGCCAGACTTAAATTTTTAACATGGAGAAAATCAAATGGAAGATAATCATGATGACGAAGCATATGCTGACGCACAGTTGAAGGTATGTCAAGCATTTTTGCAGTTTAATTCGTTCTTTACCGAATATGTCAAAGAACTTGACCCAGAATTATGGAAAAAAGCTTTGGAATATGCAAAAGATAGCATCGACATTCCCGGAGTAGAACTTCGTTTTATTGATGAAGATGAAAACGGCGACGAAATAAAGGATTAAAATGTTAAAGCGTGTGAGTGTTTTAGATAAAGGTCATGTAGATTTAATTACTGTTATGGGCAACGATTTGACTGTAGTCAACGCTGCCAGGGTTTCCTTTAATAAGGAAAGCAACTGGGGAGGTACGCAAGAAGATTATACTGAACTTCCCGGAAAAGATGAACCATTTTCTTCTTATCTTTCAAACAAAGATGAAAAACTTATTTCATATCTTGCAAAGCATAAACATTGGACTCCTTTTGCACATCCTCAGATAAGTCTTCGCATCAAGGCTCCAATTTTTATTCGCACACAGTTGTTTAAGCACAAAGTTGGATTTGTTGAAAATGAAGTTAGTCGTCGTTATGTCACGGATCCACCAGAAGTTTATATTCCGAGATGGAGACTTGCTCCAACAGATGGAGCTAAACAAGGTAGTTCGGATTTTATTCAAGACGAGATAGTTGAAGTTAACTTGAATATGCAGTATAATAGTGTTATTACAGGAGCAGTTAAAACATATGAAGATCTTTTGGAACAAGGTGTCGCCCCAGAACAGGCAAGGTCAGTCCTCCCCCAAGGTACTTACACAGAATGGTGGTGGACAGGATCTCTTGCAGGATACGCTCGCGTCGTACAGCAGAGGTCAGACCCGCATGCACAGTGGGAAGTTCGCGAATACGCGAATGCTATCGGGAATCTTATACTTCCATACTTCCCAGTCTCATGGGCAGCTTTAACTGCTAAATAAAACACCAACCAAGGAAACCATATGCAAAATTTACCAGCCTTTCAGGAATTTATTTTTATTTCTCGCTATTCTCGCTGGATTGAAAGTGAGAATCGCAGAGAAACATGGGAAGAGTGTGTAGACCGATGGTGGAATTACTTTACCAATAAAGTTCCCCACCTTGCATCTAGACGCGATGTACGCGAAGCCATTCTAAACATGGAAGTTCTTCCTTCTATGCGCAGTCTCATGACGGCTGGTCCTGCATTGGACCACGACAATACTTGCATATACAATTGCTCGTATCTGCCTATTGATTCCATCGATTCGTTTGCAGAGTTGTTTGTTGTATTGATGAATGGCACTGGAGTTGGATACAGTGTTGAGCGTCAGTATACAGATAAGCTTCCAAGCATTGCCGACAAAATTGAAAAGAATTTTGATGTCGTTATTCATGTGGAAGACTCCAAAGAAGGTTGGGGCAATGCACTAAAGAATCTGTTAGAAGAACTTTACCGAGGCAATCACGTAAAGTGGGATGTTTCAGAAGTTCGTCCTGCTGGAGCAAGGCTAAAAACATTTGGTGGTCGTGCCAGTGGTCCAGCCCCGCTTGATAATCTGTTTAAGTTTATCGTAAAGATTTTTTATTCAGCACAAGGTCGCAGACTTACTGCACTGGAATGTCATGATATCTGCTGTGCGATTGCCAACGCTGTAATTGTCGGTGGAGTTCGTCGTTCTGCAATGATTTCATTGAGCGATCTTTCTGACCGTGAAATGGCACTGTGCAAAAGCGGTGCATGGTGGGAGCAGGCTGGCTTCCGTTCATACGCTAACAACTCAGCAGTATACCGAGGTCGCCCTCCAATGGGTCAGTTCCTTGAGGAATGGACTTCGCTCTACAACAGCCACAGCGGTGAGCGTGGAATGATTAACCGTCAGGCACTTCAGGCACAGGCTGTGAAGAGCGGTAGAGACGGAAAGTGTGAGTACGGTACCAATCCATGCTCAGAGATTATTTTGAAGCCATTTGAGTTTTGCAATCTTTCAACTGTCGTGGTTCGCCCCAACGATACCCGCGCTTCTTTGAAAAAGAAGATTGAAATTGCAACCATCATTGGTACTGTTCAATCTACTTTCACCTACTTCCCATATCTTCGTCCCGAGTGGAAAAAGAACTGCGAAGAAGAGCGCCTACTGGGCGTGTCGATGACAGGTATCTTTGACAATAAACTTACAAGTGGCCTTGAAGGTAAGCCAAAGCTTATTCAACTTCTCCAGACTCTGCGTGAGCATGCAACGTTGACTAATCTACAGTGGTCTGAGACCTTGGGAATTAGCCCTAGTAAGTCAATTACTTGCGTCAAGCCCGAGGGCACCACTTCATGCTTGGTCGATTCTGCCTCTGGTCTCCATCCGAGATATGCAGACTACTACTACCGTAGAGTTCGCATTGACAAAAAGGATCCCATCTATCAGTTGATGAAAGACCAAGGGGTTCCGTGTGAGGACGATGTAATTAATCCTAACAATACAGCAGTCTTCACATTTGCAATGAAGGCATCTGCTGGTACCGTAACCACAGAAGACCTTCGTGCGTTGGATCACTTGGACCTGTGGAAGACTTACCAAGAGCATTACTGCGATCACAAGCCATCTATCACAGTCAACTATCGTGATAGCGAATTCCTTGAAGTCGGAAACTGGCTATGGGAAAACTTTGATTGTGCTACCGGAATTTCTTTCCTACCCGGTGGTGATTCACACTCTTATGCACAGGCACCGTTTGAAAGGATCGATGCAAGTACATATGAGATGCATCCTCAGATCAAGGTAGACTTTAATAAACTTTCTACGTATGAACAAGAAGACAACACCGAATCTGCAAAAGAATATGCTTGCCAAGGTGGAGCCTGCCAAATTATGTAAAGTTTGCACCGAGTGCAATATTACCAGACCGGTTGAGTGTTTTGCTAAAGTAAAAAACAAAACATCTCACCCGGTCTGGAGGCGCAATGTGTGCAATGAATGCAGAGATCGCCAGCGGACTCCTGAGCAGCGGCTATTAAAAGAAGCCAAATACAGAGCAAAGAAAAAAGGGCTTGCGTTTGATTTAGAGTTATCTGACATTGTTATTCCTGCAACGTGTCCTGTATATGGAATGCCTATGCAATACAATACGGGATGGAACTCGCCTTCCATTGACAGGATAGAAAACAATAAAGGTTACACCAAAGACAATATTATAATTGTTTCGGTAAAGGCAAACAGCCACAAAAGTACTGCGACTCTAGATGAGTTAAAACAACTTGTATTATTTTATGATAAATTAATGTCCCATAAATAATGGGATGTTTCATACAATTGTTGGTATTGACTATTCAATGACTTCGCCTTGCTTGTGTCTCTTTGACACAAGACTTAAATTTTGTTTTGAAAATTGTCAATTTTATTTTTTGACAGACACAAAGAAGTATGCTAATAAATTTTTAGGCAATGTCAATGGTGAAATGTTTGATACCTACAACCATGACACTGAAAGATTTGATACTATATCTGAGTGGGCTATAAATCTTTGCATCGGTGCTGCCGAAGTAAGCTTAGAAGGATATGCATACAATTCTACTGGACGAATTTTTCATCTAGCAGAAAACGTTGGAATATTAAAGCATAAGCTTTACAAGAATGCAATTCCAGTAAGCGTGATTGAGCCAAGCCGTGTTAAGAAATTAGCCACAGGCAAAGGCAATGCGGACAAACAAATGATGTTTGATGCGTTTGAGGCTGAGACTCACGTAGACTTAAAGTCCGCTCTGTCCCAAAAAACACTATCGAATCCTGTTACGGATATTATCGATAGTTTTTATATTGCTAAAATTTTAGCCGAGTCAAAACTTAATCAAGAACCTTGACGCTGAACGACTCAACGATGGGTGCTGGCAGGGATTGAAGAATTTCATAATTATCCCAGTTTTCCTTTAGTACGCCCTTCTTTACCAGGTCAGCAATTGTCGCTTTCAATTTATCATCGATATTTTGAAAGTTGATATGGTTTTTGCCATTGTCAAGAGCAAGCTTTATAGCCATGGCTACACTATCCCCATATGGGAAGTCGTCAAAGCTTTGTTTTCTCACATCTGGTAAGATGTAATAAAGGAATCCAGCAATGTCCTGTTTTGGTACAATAGTAGAATGACGAGCATTGCTGCCCCCACATCCCATGTTATATACAACATGGGTTTCCATAAGATATTTTTCTATGATAATCTTTCTAGCCATTGCGTAAATATTTAGCTTCCGCCTCTTCGCTCTGTCGCGGCGTCTAGATTTCTCCTAAACCGCTTAGGCATTCCTGGCTTCATCTTGGACATTAGTTCATTCCAAGCTCCCCCAGTGGCTTTATTGGGGCTTAAAGTGGCATCCATAGCCATACCTACGGCTTCAGACCCATAATCACGAATTACCTTATTAGCTTTGCAGCTGGGGCATGGGTTTTTTAGGGGAACGTCATTCTTTGCCATGGTTAGGCTTTCCTCAAATTGATGATCACACTTTTCACATTTAAACGCATAGATTGGCATTATGTTATCCTTAAAAAAAACTGTATAGCTTCTTCAAAAATTAAATTTTTAGTCGGTTCTTTTGGCTTGTTTCGCAAAACCATTCCTGCTTCTTTCGGTGTCTTATTTCCTTTGGACAAGTTGCAGTCTCTGCAGCAAGCCACCATATTGACCCAACTATTCGATCCACCTCGGTGGCGAGGCACTACGTGGTCAATGGTGGCATTATCCTCAAGATCAATATTACAATACTGACAGACATATTTATCTCGTCTGAAAATATTCTTTTTACTGGGAAATGACTTCCGATTTGGTACTTTGATGTAATATTTTAAAATTAAAACTCTGGGAATTTTAATTTCACCGGACAAAGCCATAAATTTTAAATTTGTCTTTGTATCTGGATCAAAGTAAACTTTATTTTTGCTGATAAGATCCAATGCCCGTCTCATTGAAATAATATTCAAAGGACTTTGATCAAAATTTAAAAGTAGAACGGAGTTTTCAAGCATTGCTTGAGAGGTATTCCGTGAAAGACAGAATTTTGCTCTCGTTAGCTTGCTGGCGCTCTGCCTTCGAAGCTTCGATGGCTTGCAATTGACGGATTGCTTCTTTTTTAGACTCATGCTTACCTAAAATCTTTTCACCTGTAGAGTCAGTAACTACGTATTGATCGCCTGATTTCTTTATCATGCAATATTATTTATAGAACCTAAATAATTTAAGCCATGAATAAAGCGGTTTTATCCCATTTAAATAATCTTAGCAAACGTGCTGAAAAGATACATCAGCCTACCGTGGCCCAATACAAGCCATTTTCACCTTTTAGAACAAACACTGTTCAAAAAATTCAAGAAAATGTTTCTCCAAGTATTGGTTTTAAATTGTCTGACATTTTAAATAAATTAAACAAACCATGAAAATCTTTAATCAACTTCTAAATGAAGCGTTATCTGCTCAGGTAAATACAGATTATACTAGATTTCTTGTCGAGAAGCAATACGCCTTGACCAAAGAGACTGCTCGTATTTTGCTGGAACAGGACGAAGATGAAGATGGTGATGGCGCTCCAGATGTTCCATTTACTAGAACATATAAAGGAAACAAAATATATGTTCATTTGGACGTAGGTGGTCGTCGTGAAATACAAGTAGTAGACAGCTTGGACGATGCAAAGATTTTAGCAAGAAACTATGGAACTGGCATTGCATATGATAATAGTGGTAATGAATTAGATCTAAACGAAGCTTTAGAGGATGGAGTGGACAGAGATTATACTTCTTCGTTTAGACCACAGAAAAGAGATCGGACAAAATCTCCACTTTCAGCTAAAATGTCAAAAACTTATGAAACTCTCAGAGCAAAATTAGAAAAAGACATTGCAGCAAATGTCGCCGACATTACTGATAAAGAAGAGCAAATTGTTGGAAAGGGAAAAGGAAATGCGGAAAGTATTAAAAATTCTGCATTCTGGAAAGCTGTTTATGATGATCCCAGCCTTGCCTCTGTTTTAGATGTAGAAGAATATGAAAAATCGGGGTTTAAAGCAGACGAACCACTCAACATAAGAAAAGTTGGTGGACACACTTATGTTCCGTCAAGACAAATGGATCTCAGTGATCTTAAACCAGCTTCTCGTCCATATGCTTCAGGAGAAGCCGTTGGTCCAGTAAATCCAGAAGATGTTCCAGATGTAAAATTTATTGCTCCGGCGCACCCAAGTTTTGAACAAAAAGGTGGATTTGAACAGACAGCTACAAAGGCGGCGCGCTGGTTTGAAAAGCCAGAAAATATTAAAACAGCGCTGAGCATGGGCATCGGCGTTGGAGGTGCTTTAGGTTTAGCCAGAGCAGGTCTCTCTGCCATACCAAAAGTTGGACCCAGCCTTGCACCTTGGCTTATCGGCGCTGCAGAAGTTGGTTTAGGTGGATTGTATGGAATGCATCTTAAACAAGGTATCGAATCAGAAATCGAACAAGCAGAAAAAGGAAAGGGAGTGACTGTAGGGCAAGCTACTGCTGGTCAAGCTGCTGCTGAATTTCCTGTTGCCGCTGCAGGTGCAAAAATAGGTGGAGGAGTATTTAAACCTAGAACTCCAAGGCCAGCCGAGTTGGTAGAACCAAAAACCAAAGTAGCAAAACCTGAATCACCAAAGACTGATACATCGGCGAGATGGGATGTTCCGGGAACTAAAGACTATTCTGCTATTCTTAGACAACAGAGAGAAACATTTAAGGGAGATCCTTCACTGGAACCCGCATCTGTAGCTATGTTGAGAGAGTTGCCAACAAGCTATGGTAGAGAAAGTGCTTTAGCAGCCAAATTTAAAATTGGAAAAGATAAAGTTTCTATGGGAGAAATGACTCCCGGCGAACGTATAAACACATGGAGAAATCTGTTTAGATTTGGCCCAAAGGGAGCTTCCAAAAAAACTCCAACGTCTGCTTTAGATAAATTTGAACTTGTTAATCCATTAGAAGCTAAACCAGAAACATTTGTTGAACCACAAACTCCATTTGCTCCCGAAGCTTCCAGTTCAGGAACTGCGATAACACTTCCAAGGGGATTCCGAGGAAGACCGCCAAACTTTGTAGGATTCCCCTTTACTCCTCCTGCAGCATTACCAAAAAGACCATCAGAATTTGAATCTCCTGCAGATTATCAACGATCAAAAGAGGAAAACTTAGGTAGGGCTTTAACTGATAAAGAAGCAAAGGCATCTGCAGAAGAATTTGCAAAAGATTTAAGACAGGTTGAGGCTTCTAGAGTATCAGATAGAAGCACGCTTTTTGGAGACAGAGGTCCTGTCGCAATGAGTTCTACCGGAACTCCAAGTCGGGCTTCTGTGCTCGCAAGGATTCAACAATCTCCAGTCACTAAAGCAGCAGGGGTGATGGCTTCTGTTCCAAGTGTAGCCGACATGGCAGCAAAAGAAGCGTCTACAATTCCTGCAATAGTTGCAAGAGCACTTGAAACAACACGAACCCCTGCTGAACCGGCAGGTGTTCTACGGACTGCATACAGAGAATTAAAAGTACCAGAAGTAAAAACAGGCAAACCAGTAGAAGCACCCAAAATAGAAGCACCATCTTCAAAAGATATACCGGCTGGTTATGGGTTAATGAATCAGCCTGCAGATATTTCTCAATTTCCTGATGATGAGCCAGTTAGTTATGAATTGATGAATCAGCCTATGGAATTACCTCCTTCTTCGGATGAAGAAAAAACAGATTCTCCAGTTGCCGTTCCAGCTAACAGACCAAAAGCTTTACCGCAGCCGTCTGCAACACCAAGTACTGAAGCTCCAACCGCTTCACAGCAATCTCTTTTAAATGCAATTAAATCTGCCAGAAAAAACATAAAACTAGTTTCTGCTAAACCATCTGAGACTCCAGAAGCAATACCAGACCGTTCTATGGATTCTGTTGAAGCCGCTAGAGCTGCTGCTTCTTGGAGAGCACCTGAAAAATCAACAATATCTTTTGGCACTTCTGGTAAACCTAGTGGGTCTGATGGGGTAGCACTTCAACCACCAAAAATAGAAACTTTAAAACCAACAAAAGAAGATATTAAAAAGTTTACAGATCTATTTAAATACGAAATTGGTGGAACAAGTCTTCCTCCAGATCGTTCTATGGATGATATTGAAGCCGCTAGATCTAATGTCAAGTGGGCTACACCGCCAGATCGTTCTATGGATGAAATTGAAGCTGCAAGAGCCCAAGCAAAGTGGCCTACACCTCCAGATCGCTCTATGGATGATGTTGAAGCTGCCAGAGCTCAAGCAAAGTGGGCTGCATCACCAGATCGTTCTATGGATGAAATTGAAGCTGCAAGAGCCCAAGCAAAGTGGGTCGATGATTCCATAAAGGCCGAAGCACCTAAAAAAGAAGTATCAAAAGAAATACCTGATAACTCTCAAAATCAAAACCAAACTTCCGGAGTTAGCGATTCTATAATTGCAGTTGCTCCAGTTGTTCAGGCAATTTTGAATCAAATTAGACAGTCTGGAAGTGGCAATACTAACAGAGGCACTCCAAATAGAAAAATATCAAGAAACGAACCACCAACACCAAAAGCTGGGGGAATTCCTTTTGGAGGTAGTGACGTTACAGGAACTGAACCAGCCGAGTCAGCATCAGCATCTAAGCCCGGTCCAGACAATTGGGATCTCTTTATGAAACAAATTTACGGTAAGAAAGCAGCAACTCTCACTAAATAACTTGTATTTGTTGTGATCTTTTGATATAATTGTAAGGAATAAAGTGTTACCTGTTAAAAAATATAATCACGATACTATCTCTATTACTGGCAGTCTTCAAGAAGCCACAACTGAGTCTGGGCGATCATACGCTACTCCCGAAGGAACTTTTCCATCGGTGACTACTGTTGTTGGTTTTGAAAAACAAAAGTTTTTTGCTGAGTGGAGAAAGAAGAATCCAAAAGAAAGTTTGCGCGTAACCAAACGCGGAACGGACTTTCATGCACTTATTGAAAAATATGTCAACAACGAAGATATAAATTTTGATGAACTTATGCCAAATATGTTGGACATTTTTGTCCTCATGCAACCTCTATTGCATCGCATAGACAATATTCGAATGATAGAAGCCCCATTGTGGTCTTCGTTGCTAGAATTGGCCGGAAGAACAGATTGTATTGCTGATTTTGACGGAGTGTTGTCTATCATTGACTACAAAGCAAGTACAAAAGAAAAAAGAAAACAAGATATTGAAAATTATTTTATGCAAGCTACTGCGTATGCAATGATGTTGCAAGAACGCACAGGCATAAAAGTTGAACAATTTGTAATTTTGATTGCGTGCGAAGATGGCACTTCACAGGTGTTTATCGATAAGCCCATCAATTATGTCAAAAAACTAAGCGACATTATACACAAATATAAGGACCACGTCAATGCACAAAGAGCGAATAGTTGATATTGCGGAAAGAGTAAACAAACGTAACACAAAATTATGGTTTATGATGAACGAAAATTCTCGTTCATCTTTGCACCGAGAACAGTTTGTAAACGCAAATGGCGGTATGTTTTACCAGAATGACCGCGGTGAATGGCTATGGCGTAGCGAATTTTTGGTAAAAAACGGATACTGGCTAATGCGACAAGATACCGGAGAAAAGGTATTCTTTGAAAATATGAGTGAGTTCTGCCGAAAGCATGATCTATCCATTGTAAAGATATGTGAGATC